CCGCGCGAGCTTGGCGCAGCTGCAGTGGCCGGCGGGTACCAGGTCGTGGTCCGCGGAAATCCCTTCGACTGATGCGGAACGCCCAGTCGGACCTTGGCCCGATCCAATGTCCGGTTGCTGATTCCGGCCTTGGTCGCGGCCTTGATGACGTCTGCCTTATCGGCTCCGTGCTCTCCGATCTGGCTCATGTAGTCGCCCAGCCACATCAGTGCCTCGCCGAGCGCGGACGGGTCCGCGGATGGATCGGTATTCATTGCGTCCTGAATCGACAATGTCGACGCCTCACCCCAGACGATCCGACCGACGTCGGCGTCTCCGTCGTCGGTCTCTACCTTTACCGACTCGATGGTGAATGCCAGTGACTCATAAACCGACCGGCCGAGGTTGTTCTTCGGTGTGCCGAACAGTCTGCGTTCGTGGGTGTCGTCCTCGGGGTCGGCGATCACGACAGACACCGACCGGGCCACAGCGGTGAACGCCTTGGAGCCCATGATCCGATCGAGAATCGCTGTCGCGGCGCCCTTGTTCAGATGAATGATCCCGATGACCGCAAACCTGCATCGATGGGCGACCGCAACGAGTGGTTCCAACGCGAGTCGCACTTCTGCGTCCTTGTGCGAGTCGAGTTGGCCACCCAGTCGGGACATCAGCGGATCGAGCAGCAGCAGCGCCGGGTTATGTTCCTGCGCGAGTGCCTCGATGTCGCCCAGGTCGAGACGCAGGTCGAGTCCGACGATCATGTCTCCGACCTCTATTTCGATGCACGCCACGAGCCGACGATCAGCACCCGCCGCGATGAGTCGTGGCACGATCGTCTCCGCCCAGGCGTCCTCGGTCGCGACCACGAACACCATTCGAGGAGTCCCGAACATTTCGCCAGGCAGTTTCCCGCGGGTGATGTCGGAGACGACCTGATAGGTCAGGGTCGATTTGCCGACCCCCTCGGGACCAGCGAACAGCGACAGCTCGCCGAGCGGCACCCGTGATTCCCAGAGCCAATGCGGGCGCTTCGGTGCAATCTCACTTGTCAGCGTCATTTTGCTTGTTCTCCGCTTCACCCTGGGTGGTGGCTCATGCCCTCGGTTGGATCCGGTGTTGGTGGGTTCGTAGTGCAGCGCAGGACGATCCGGGGCCAGTGGTGGACTGGTGCGCTTCCGTGCTCTCATCTCCGCCAGGAAGTCCGCATCCCCTGTCACCGGCGGGACCATCTGAGATACGCGTTCGGCTTCTCATCACCAGGGTGGACAGCTACGAGGCGAGCCCACATGGCGACCATCTGCTGATCCGATGGGTCATCGACGTTAAGCACCAACGCGGTCAGGATGACACGCTCACCGGGCCGAATCGCGCCCGTCATCCCGCCGCGGGTCAAACACACCGGACAATCACGGGTCAGGTGAAAATCGTAGCCCGCCAAGGCATGTCGACCCCGGTCCGGTTGCTCGCGATGCTCGCGGGCTAGTCGCCGGAGGATCCAGTCACGGTCGTCGTCGGTCACCTGGTCCCCTGACCGACCCTGCGGCGCAACGGGTGTCGACTAGGCGCCTGCATTGCCGGAGTGATCCCTGGCCTGCCCGGCGAGCCACTCGTCAACGTCGGACTGCCGGTACCGGACGGCGGCGCCGATCTTGTGGAACCTCGGGCCGCGCCCCTCGAAACGCATTGACGCGAGATGCTGGACGGTCACCTGCCATTGGTTGGCAAGTTCTTCAGGTTTGAGCCAGTGGGCGGGGATGGTGTTGGTCATGGCCAGGCGTCCTTTCGATGATGCAGAATAGTTCTGCATGTGGGCAACATCATGGACATAACCAGACGTTTGACAACATCGCAACGTTTTCGACATAATCCAAAGATGGCAACCAGATCAGTCGACATCGGCCCCTTCGGGCATCAGGTACGCGAACGGGTCCAACACATCAGACGGGCGCAGAACAAGTCTCTCGGCGACGTCTCCAGAGCACTGACCGCACTGCCGGAGCCGCACCCGCTGTCGGTCTCGACGCTGTCCCAGATCGAAAACGGCGGCCGGCGGATCGACGTGGACGACCTGCACGCCCTGGCCGCGGTGCTGGAAGTTCCCATCGTCGATCTGCTGCAGGATCCGAAACACCCGCTGGCGGGGCTGATCGACGTCTCGGCCGAGGAATTCGCTGCCCTGAAAGCCAAGGTCGCCGCCATCGAATCGGCACAGGCGATCTACGACAAAACTGTCGGACCGGCGCAAGCGTGGGTCGACAAAATTGTCGGACCGATGCAAGCGTTCGCAGACAACTACGTGAACTCCGGGCAGCGAGCCAAGAACCTGGCGCTGCTCGCAGAGCAAGGGGAAGACGGCAATGGCGACCGCTGAGAAGTACCTGCTAGCGGATGGGAAGACCGTCCGCTGGCGCGCCCGGTACCGCACCCCGGATCGCAGGTCCGCCGAAAAGGCAGGATTCACCGCCAAGCGGGCAGCCATCAATTACGGCACCGAGGTCGAGAGCAGCAAGCTGCGCGGCGAATACGTCCGCCCGGCCGACGGCAACATCACAATCGGCGACCTCGGGCCAGGGTGGCTCGCCAGGCAGTCGCACCTGAAACCGTCATCACTGCGGCCACTGCAGATCGCCTGGCGCATCCACGTAGAACCGCGCTGGGGCCGGGTCAGGCTGTCCGACATCCGATACACCGAAGCGCAGCAATGGATCGCCGAGCTGTCAGCCAAGCGCGGCGCCAGCGTCGTCATCCGGACCTACGGCATCCTCGCGGCCATCCTCGACGACGCGGTGAAGGACCGGCGGCTGTCGTCGAACCCGGTCCGCGGGATCCCGATGCCCCGCAAGATGCGCAAGCCACACACCTACCTGACGCACCTGCAGGTGTTCGAGCTGGCGAAAGCGGCGGGGGGCAACCGGGCCTTGATTCTGACGCTGGCCTACACCGGCATCCGGTGGGGTGAGGCCGCCGGGCTGCGGGTCAAGGATCTCGACCTGCTGCGCCGGCAGGCCACGATCTCGCAGAACGCGGTGAACGTCGGCGGGCAGTTGATCGTCGGCACCCCGAAGTCACACCGGGCGCGGACCGTGCCCGTCGCCGCCGTCCTGGTCGAGCACCTCGCCAGGCAGTGCGAGGGCAAGGACCGGGACGACCTCGTGTTCCCCGCACCGAAGGGTGGCCACCTGAAAGCACCGAACGGCACCCGCGGATGGTTCGAGAAGGCCAGGATCCACGCGGGCCTGCCCCGATTGACGCCGCACGACCTGCGGCACACCGCAGCATCGCTGGCGGTCAGCTCCGGCGCCCAGGTGAAAGTGATCCAGCGGATGCTCGGTCACGCCTCGGCGGCGATGACGCTGGACGTCTACGCAGACCTGTTCACCGACGACCTGACCGAGGTCGGCGACCGGATGTCCAGCGCAGCCCGCGCGGCGACCGAGGGGTTCTCGTGGGGGGTGGCGACGTGACCGCAGAAAAGTGTGGGGTTTCTGTGGGGGTAAGCGCCTCAAACAGGAGTGATCTGACCTGTTTCCGCAGGTCAGAGCACTACAGCAAAGTGGGGCCGGTGGGACTCGAACCCTTTTCGGGTACTTTCCTGACCTGCGCGTTTGTTCGAATCGATGCACGACAGCAGTGGCTTTAGTATTCTGCGCATTTGACAGTATGACCAGAGATTGCCAGAAATTGTGGGGTTTTTGTGGGGGCCGGTCTGCCTCACCACCGGTATACGGGTTCGTCGGTGAGCAGAGGGTGGTCGGGGTCGCCCTTGACGTGCGGGGCGATGAAGATGCGTTTCCGTTGCTGGCGTTGTGTGCCGTGGGCCTGGTTGCGCCAGTGCCCGCGGACGATCCACCGGTGTTGGTAGGTGCGTTCGGCGTGGTCGACGGCGTCCAGGTCGCGTTTCACCGGTGCGCGGAGGTCGATGACACGGACGGTGTCGGATTGCTGCCGGCGGGCTGCGCGGCGGGTTGCGGGGTCGCTGGAATGGGCGCCGGCGGCGTCGACGGTGACGGTGGTCGTGGTGAACAGCCCGGCCTGCGGGAGCAGCGCGACGACGGCGCAGACGGCCTGGGCGATGCTGCCGCGAATCTGGTTCCGGTCCGGGTCGTCGTCGATGGCGTCGTCGGACCAGTGGATCCGGTTGAGCCCGGAATCGTCGATGACCGGGTCGACGGGTAGGGCGTACTGGCACCAGCTGGCCGCGGGTTCACCGATCGGCCAGTACCGGACCCAGCCGCCGAGCCCGGTGACATCACGCGGGTTGACCGCCGCGGGGCCGCCGATCATCGGGGCGAAGTAGACGATGCCGATCCTCCCCAACCCGACCGGTTGCTGGAAGACCACGAAGGCAGAGAGTTTGCCCTGGTTCCAGTCCCGGAAATCGCCGAGCGCGATCGTGTCGTCGATCGGCATGGTTTCGATCAGAGCGCAGAGGTCGGTGCTCCCGAAGTACATGCAGGCCGACCGCACGGCATCGGCCTGGATCCTGGGTGGCGCGGCGATCGGCCCGGTGCCGGGCAGGTCGTGGACCAGGTCGGGCAGGCTATCGGCGAGCTGCGCCCGTGCCGCGGGTGTGGATCGGGGGCCGGTCACGTTGTGGGCGTAGGGGTCGGGACCGCGGCTACGGCGCGGTGTTCGTCGCCCTGGTCGACCGCTTCACTGCGGGTAGCAACCCAGTCAGCAGACCACCCGCACAAGCATCTCGCGAGATAAAACCTGCGGCGGATCCCGCCGGTACCCTGCCACGCGGTGTCGAAGCTGATTCTGTGAAGCGTCATCCTGCGATCGTGGCACCTGGCACCGACATCGACCGCGATCCGTCATCACACCTGTTGGTGACGGATCATGGTTTCAGAGGTAGTAGCCGCCGGTCGAATGGGTCGGGACGGACCCGTTCCAGCCCTGCGCCCAGAGCCCGCCGGCCCGCTTTGCCAGCGACAGCGATGGAAACACCTGGCCGGTCCCGTCCAACCGGTACCGGCGGCCCGTCCTGGTGATCGTGACGCCGCCGGGCCCGGTGTAGGTGTCACCGGACTTGTCCCACGGCATGTAGTCGGCGCGTTCCAGCATGGTGATGGACGGCTGGCCGGTGTCTTCCTCGGTGAGCTGCTCCCGCAGAGCGAAGACCAGGGCGCGGCGCTCGAACGGGCGCAACGCGGTGATCCGGTCGATCAGCAGAGCGGACTCGGTCGGTCTGACGACTGGCGGCTGTCGACGTTTGTACGCGGCCTGCCGGCAAGCAGCGGAGCAGAATCGGGCATCTTTCCGGGTGTCCGGGGGCAGCGATCGACCGCAAACAGCGCAATGACGGGCGAGGGCGGCGGGCATGATGGTTCCTATCCGTCACCAGCGGGCGGGGTGACGGATCAATCATGGCCCAGGCAACCATGATCCGTCACCACCCGACCGGGTGACGGATCGTGGCACGTTCAGCCCGCGTAGGCCACGGGTCGGAGGTTGCTCGGCCGGTGCTGGTGCCCCCACAGGGCCAGCGATGCGGCGATCAGCGGGGACACGTCGGCGGTGGACGTCCGTCGGCCCCACCCCCAACCGTCGCCCATGGTGCGGCGGCCGGCGCCGGCGACGGCCGCGTCCAGGGCGGGTTCACCGCGGTGCGCGACCGCGTGGTCGGTGATCTTGTCCAGCAGGCCGGCGCAGGCGGTGGTGTATTCCCGGCCGTTGGTCTGCGTCACCGGCACCCTGAGCTGGACCAGTTCGTCGACGACGGTCAGCACCGGGCCGGTTGAGTCGGCCACGATCAGCGGGACGTGCTGCTCGGTGCGGATCCGCTGCACCTGCGCGGCGGCCCAGGCCACGCCCGGTGCGTGTCGGATGACCTCGAGCACCGGAACTCCGCCGGCGTCGGGCCAGCAGGCCACGATCGCGGTTGCGGATCGGTCGACGGCGACGTCGACGGCGAGCACCGGGGGCACCGATGCTGTGGGGACTGCGTCACGGTGACGGATCGCGGCCCAGTCGACCGCGGGAATGACCTGCTCGAGCGTCTGGGTCCAGCGGTTGCCGTAGGCCCGGGCGAACTCCCCGGGGGTGGCCACCAGAATCCCGGCCTGCTCGGCGAGGAACTGCCGGCCGATGGTGCGGCCGATCGCCGGGTGCGCGGCGGCGACGGCGTCCAGGTCCATCGGTTCGGCGTCGTCGGCCAGCGACCATTCCAGGTAGGTGACGGCCGGGTCACCGGCGCGGCCGCGGTCGACGAAGGTCCGCAACCAGGTGGAGTCGGCCGTGCCGGCGGTGGACACGATGACGACCTGCGCACCCGGCCGGGTCGCCTGCGTCGGGCCGATGGCCTGCATCAGCTCGCCGCCGCGGACGTCGTCGAACTTCCACGCCTCGTCGACGATCACCAGGTCGGACTGCATCGAGTGCAGCGCGTCCTTAGTCGGCGGGAACGGCCGCAGCGTGCTGCCGTTCGGGAAGACCAGCCGCTCGGTGCCGTTGGTATACCGGGCCCGGACGTGCCGGCGCATCGCGGCACCGGGCCCGGTGAGTTCCTCGGCGAGCTCGCCCCACTTCTCCCGGGCGTACTGGCCATTCTGCGCGGTGTACCAGACCCGGCGGAACGGCGCCCCGAACAGGCACCGCTCCAGCGCCTCGGCGAGCAGCCAGCTGGTCTTACCGGCCTGCCGCTGGATGGTCACCACTGTGAACGCCCGGGTCCGGACGCCGGCGCCGTCATGTTCGTTCAGCAGGTCGGTCGCGATCCGCTGCCAGGGCATCAGCGGCCGACCGAGCACCGCTTCGGACAGCCGGGCCACCCGGGGCCCGAACGTCGGCCGGTCGGTCCGCTCGCTGGCGTACCGAGGCGCCGGCGACGGCGGCGCCACCGTGTCGGTCATCGGCCGCGGTCGCCGCGGTGATCATCGGCCGCCGAGATCTCCCGGAGCAGCGCCTCGAAGGTGTCATCGGGCGCGACGGTCGGCACCAGGTCCCGGTACGCGGCGCGGAACTCGGCGGTGATCATCACGAAGCCGCGGTACTGACGGCCGCCGATCGCCCAGTCGATCCGGTCGGCCAGCGAGCGGACGACCAGGGCCAGCACCGGGTCGGCGTCCGGTTCGTCGGCCAGCCGGGCGTCCAGCAGCGCCCGCAAAGGCCCGGCCGGGCCCGGCAGCGCGGCGAACAGGGGTTCGGTCACGGCGCCGGCCTGTCGAGCGCGGCCCGCACCGCGGCGTCCTTGGCCTCCAGCAGCTTGCGCAGCGCCGTCGATTGCTCGGCACCGGCGGGCAGGTCGGCCGCCACCCATTGCGCCAGCTCGGCGAACCGGCGCGACACCGCGCGCAGCTCGGCTGGCAGGTGCTCGGCGGTGAAGTAGCGCAGGATCGGCGGCGGCCCGGTGGTGGTCACGGGCCCAGTGTCGCAGCGCAGACCGACAACTGGGCAGAAAGACCGCGGCCGGGCGGGATCCGGCGCGATCCGGCCGGACCGGCGCGGTGCGAAAGCGGTTCTCGCAAAACGCTTTTCGCTCTGGGGGTGATCAGGCAGG